GCATTCCTTTGCTTGTTCTACGGATTCGTTTATGCCTACAACCTCAAGAAAAGCAAGTCCAACCTAAACTCGAAAGGAACTACCCGAAATGAACAAGAGAATCACACTTGCAGTTGTTGCGAGCATTGTTGCGCTTAGTGTAACCGGATGTGCTTCGTCACCTGCTCCAAGCAACTCAGCACCAGCTCCTGCTCCTGTTTACTCCTATGACCCACCTGTTTACGAGCCACCCGCACAAAGTGCAGAAGATATCTTTTACTCTGTGATTGAACCCCGCTTCCCAACTGTCCCTCGCTCAACCGCAGTGAACCTTGGTAAAGCAATCTGTAACGCTCTTGACTCCGGTGCATCTATTACCGATGTTGGTCAGGTCGCTGCGAACAACGGAATTAGTTACAGCGATGCTGGATACCTTGTAGGCGCATCAATCGCTTCCTTCTGCCCCGAGTACGAAGACGATGCTCGGGCTTTGCTCGGTAACTAGTAATGCCAAAGCCTGAATACTGCGAGAAGTGCAAGCGGATCATTGGGATCGGCTGTGCTTGCGACATGACTTTCAAAGAGAAGATTGAGAGCCAGATACTCTCACTACCCGACTCTTTCAAAGCAACCAAAGACAATCGGAGAAATAAGTGACCAAGGAAACGCCACAACGGCGCATTGAGTACACCTATGGATACCAAGGCGATCTCTCACAAGAGTCTGGTCAGATCTACGAGTCCTACGAGATGCTCGGGTTAGACGGAGCAATCAGTAAGACCCGCAAGAACTCAACCGTACTTTCTTACTCTTGTTGGAACTTTGTGCAGACCGCACGAACTCTAGTCGGCGAGACGTTAGAGACCTCTCTTATCAAGACTGCTGGACTAACCTCCAGCACCCGGACTGGGAATGACCGAGTTAAGAACGTAGCCTCACTTGCCTCTTACTGGGATAGCAGAGGGGGATTATTCAAATCGGACAGTTCTTTCTCTCCATCCGCCGGGGATATTTTCTTCCTCGGATCTTCTGGTATGAAGTGGAGCCCTTTGTTTGCTGGGATTGTTGAGTGCGTTGAAGGAGAGATAGTCACCGGAATCTCAAGGCACGCCTTGACTGCTGATTCTCCCGGCCTTGTTACTCGCTCGCGCTACGCCAAGTTTGCTATTAGTCCGTTCTCTAAGAATGGGATTATTGGCTACGCTCGCCCTGATCACAAAGGCATTTACATGCCAACTAGTGAGGCAGTGCTCAGCGGAAACTTGACAGAAGAAGAGATCTATTGGGCTTCTTACGGAAAACTTCTTCTTCAAACTGGTTTCTTGTCTGGACCAATAGCACTGCGTAAAACACCAGAGTATGTTGACGCAAGTAAAAAAGTATGTAAAGAGTTTGGGTTTCCGTTCTCCCGACTTGACAGCAACACTGTTGCTTGGGTAAGCTTACTTCTTGGTGGAGCAAGTGAAGACATCCCCACCGAAAGACCAAGTCTTTCTATACTGGATGCTTCTAAGCAGGCTCTGTCAAAGATACAACGGAAGAAGATTTACACCACGCATATTTACTACGGCGCGCGGTCTTGTAAGTCTGTTAAAGAACTCCAACGAGCACTGAACGCAACTGGAACAGTGCCTCCTGTTGAAGTCACCGGACACTACTTTGACAACACCAAGAAATCTTTTGACCAATATCTAGAGAACTTCTCCGGAGATAGGCTCCAAGCCTTCAAGGAATTGTTCCCTACAACTAAATACAAACTAGTCTGAAAGGACAAAAATGATTGAACTAGACACTGAAAAGCGCAACCAAGAACTTGTATTCAAGTTTAAGGAAACAAACGCAACTCTTGAGGAACTTGGAACTGAGTACGCACTCTCACGTGAGCGCGTCCGTCAGATCTTGTCCAGAGAACTTGGTGAGAGCAAGTACAGCAAACTCACCAGAAGTCGTACCTCTGCTCGCAGTGACGAAAACGGCGAGTACTTGAAGACAACCATCAAAGAGATCGCTGACGAGATCATTGATGCTACTGACAAGGGCGACGAACTCCCCACCATCTTGTCAATCTGTGATGAGTACGAAGTATCTGTAGCAGTTGCTTCCAGCGCACTTGAACTGGTTTCCAAGTCACTCGGCAGAGAGCACGTGCACATGCTTGCTCTTAAGCGCACCACGACAAAAAACCTGCAGTACAGCGAGAAAGAACTTGTTACTCTGGTTAAGCGCGCTTACAAAGAAGTTACCGCTGACGGCAAGTCATTCTCTGCAAAGAACTACAGCGACTGGAGAGAGGCACAGAAAGAATCCTGCCCAACTCCTCTTACTCTGATGAAGCGCATGAGCAATGACAACCGCTGGTCAGATGTTAAGGCAGTGGCTTCGGGCAGTAAGGTCGCGCACGCTCGCGGTCCAGGTGGCCCCCAACGCTCTTGGGATCACAAGGCTTTGATGAAGGTTCTCCGTGACTTCCTGTCTTGGTCGCACAAGAACCAACGCGCAGCAACACAGAACGCTTATCTGGAGTATCAAGAGCAGACCTCAGTAGATACCCCGTCCATCACTTTGATTCGTCTCCGTCTTGGATCTTGGATGAATGCCCTAGAAACGGCAAAAAACAAGTAACCTTACGACTTGACAAAGCTTGCCGAGTAGGCAAGAATGACACTAATGACATCTGAAAGAGGTCTTATGACAAACGTACGTGCTGAGATACATGACACTCAGTTCCGTCGAATTGCAGTCAATGGCGAATACCGTGACCGCGATCTCATCAAGTCAGTTCCAGGTGCTTCATGGAGCAAGCGAGCAGACGGCTGGACAGTCCCCCTGTCTTGGTCGGCCTGCCTTGCTCTTCGTGGAATCTTCGGAGACCGCCTTGAAATCGGCAAGAGGCTAGACGAATGGGCGCGTAACTACCAAGAAAATGTAGTTGGGCCACCCCTCGCTCTTCGTGAAGCCCTTGACGCTCCAGGAGACGACGACCTCTATTCATTCCAAAGAGCGGGAGTCAAGTTTCTCGCATCGCTTGACTCCGCTCTTTTGGCTGACGATCCCGGCTCTGGCAAAACTGTCCAAGCAATTCGCGCGCTCAAGCTTCGTGAAGAGCGCGGAGAGACTGTTTTCCCTGCGCTTATCGTTGCACCTAACTCCGTGAAGTTTTCATGGAAGCGCGAGTTTGAGAAGTTCTGGCCAATGAAGCCTGAACTCGCAGTAGGTGGCGGACCCTCAATCTCTGTTGTTGATGGATCTGCAGTCGCTCGCCGTAAGGCACTTGAACCAGGATTTGATGTTTACATCATTAACTGGGAGATGCTTCGTTCACACTCACGACTTTCTGCCAGAGGCTCCATCGCTCTGCGCCGTTGCTTTGAATGTGGCGGAGAAGACACCACCGTTTCAGTTGCTCGTTGTCACGCACATGAGAAGGAACTGAACCAGATTGATTTTGTCACCGTAATTGCTGACGAGATTCACCGCGCTAAGGACCCAGCAAGCCAGCAGGCACGCGCACTACTTGCTGCCTCTGAATCAGAATCAACTAAATACCGAATTGCTTTGACCGGAACTCCAGTTGCTAATAGCCCAAGCGATATGTGGTCTATCTTCCACTGGCTCCGTCCGCACGAATGGTCAACCAAGGTTAAGTGGATTGACCGCTACGTCAACTACTCACTCAACCCTTGGGGCGGAATGAGCATCTACGGTCTTCGCAACGACACCAAAGATGAGTTCTTCAAATCAACTGACTACATGATTCGCCGTATGCCAAAGTCCATCACTCTTCCGTTCCTGCCACCTGTCGTTCACGAACGCCGTGACGCTCCAATGGTTCCCAAGCAGAAGAAGGCATACGACGAGATGGAGAAGCACTTGATGACTCGTCTTGAAGACGGCTCGCTCTTGTCTGCTCCTAATCCAATGACACAAACACTTCGTCTGGTTCAGTTTGCTAGTGCCAGCGGAGAGATCATCACCAATGAAGCGGGCGACGAAAAGCTCGTACTAACTGAGCCGTCCGGAAAGATTGACACTTTCATGGACGACATTCTTGCCGGAGACTTTGACGGACAGTCTGTTGTTGTGTTTGCTCAGTCCAAGCAACTCATTGACTTACTCGGCGCACGCATGGCTGAGAAAGAACTAACCTACTGTCGTATCACTGGAGATGAAGACGCTATGACGCGCCAGTCAGCCATTGATATGTTCCAAGATGGAAAACGACAGTTCATTCTGTGCACGCTTGGCGCTGGCTCAACCGGCATCACGCTGACCAAAGCATCTGTTATGGTCTTCCTTCAACGCTCATGGTCTGCTGTTGAAATGACTCAGGCAGAAAATCGTGCTCACCGTATTGGCTCCGAGCAACACGAGTCTATTTTACGAGTTGACTACGTCACTCCGGGCACTGTAGAAGAATCTGTTCTCCGTGTGCTTGACCAGAAAGAAGGCTACTTAGAAGAAGTAGTCCGATCAAAAGATCTAATCAACCGATTCATTAAAGGAGAGCTATGACAGCCGAACACTTGATGGCTGATACTTCGCTATCAACAGTTGACTCTGCTGACGGAACACTTGGTGTGTCCAACTCAGAGATCCAGACATTCAAGCAATGTCGCCGTAAGTGGTACATCCAGTACTACTTGAAGTACCGTCCTCGCAAGACAGAGATTGTTTCTGCTCGCGCACTTGGTACTCGCGTCCACGCTGCTCTTGAGCACTACTACCGTGACGGAATCCCGTTGCTTGAGACGCACTCCAAGCTTTTGGCAGAAGATCGTCTTGTTCTTGAGAGCCAGGGAATGGACCCTGCTGATCTGGATAACGATGGAGACCTCGGCCACGTCATGCTTGAAGGCTATGAGCAGTGGGTTGCCGAAGAAGGTCTTGACGCAAACCTTGAGATTATCTCGGTTGAAGAGATGATGAGCCTTCCTGTTGAGACTGCTTACGGCACGGTCAACCTTGTTGGAAAACTTGACCTCCGTGTTCGCAACTTAGCAACAGGCGCTCGCCGAGTTCTTGACTTCAAGACCGCTCAGGCGTTCAGCAACTTCACCGCAATCTCACACATTGCTGAGCAGTTGCCTACCTACACAATTCTTGACCGAGCGACACACGAAGCTTCGGGCGATACCGACTATGTTGAAGGTGGTATCTACCGAATCCTCCGCAAGGTTAAGCGCGGGCCTCGCGCGAACCCTCCGTTCTATGGAGAGTTTGAGATCCGCCACAACGAGTTCCACCTTCGGTCTGTGTGGACACGAATCACAGGAATCATCAGTGACATGATGCGTACGCGCAAAGCACTTGATGAAGGTGCAAACCACCTGTTTGTTGTGTACCCTACACCAGATCGTTCATGTTCTTGGAAGTGCGAAGCGTACTCAATTTGTCCGCTTTTCGACGATGGATCTGACTTCCGAGGAATGCTTGAAGAAGACTTTGAGCGTTCTGATCCCTACGCTTACTACGGAAGTAAGCCCGAAGAGGAGCATGATGTTTAAGATTGCTCCCGTACAAAACAACACCAGGAAGGATAAACTGAAATGACTCTCCACCAGTCTTTGACTATGGTTATCTATGGTCAATCAAAGACAGGCAAGTCAACGCTTTCGGTTACCGCACCTGCTCCACGACTTCTGCTTGACGTAGAAGGTGGCGCACGGTTCTTGCCGATCAAGCCAGTTGCATGGGACCCGACTACTCAGGCTCCGCCAGAGGACACGGGAACTTGGGACACTTGCGTTGTCACCATGACCCAGTTTGGTACGCTCCAGAAAGTTTACGAGTGGCTCCAGTCAGGCAACCACCCGTTCAAGAGCGTAGTTATTGACAGTGTCACTGAGGCACAAGTCAAGATCGTTGACAGCGTTGCCGGTCGTAGTCAGGTCAAGATGCAGGACTGGGGCGAGATTCTTCGTTCCACCACTGGTCTTCTCCGCGACTTGCGCGACTTGACGATGCACCCAACTAACCCTCTTACTTCTGTGATCTTGATTGCAATGGAGTCTGAGGACCAAAACGGCAAGAAGCGTCCTTGGTTGCAGGGCAAGTCAGGTGTTACTCTGCCTTACTTGTTTGACATCACCGGACACCTTCGTGTTGATGAATACCCGAACGCTGACCCGACTCAACCGAACACTCGTGTTCGTCGTCTTGTGATTGGTCCGAATGAGGACGCAGTTGCTGGCGAGCGAGTTGGCGGACGTCTTGGTGAGGTCGTTGAAGAAGGCGACCTGAACATCACCAAAATGATCGAACGTATCTACGGTACGGTCGGAGCAACAACCACTACTGAATAGACCGTATCAACGGCTATCAAACCCGAGAGGAATATGAACATGGCTTCAACAGCATGGGACGCGCTACTTGACAGCGCAGAAGACACCAGTGGTGGTGGAGATTACTCCCCCATCCCCGCTGGAGATTACACCGCCACGGTGAAGGATGCCTCGCCTAAGACTTCGTCTACTGGCAAGGATATGTACAAGGTCACTTTTGAGATCGCCGATATGGGACCTCACAAGGGACGCTTGGTGTTCACGCAGTTTGTTATCTCTCCTGAGAACCCGACTGCGCTTGGCATCTTCTTCCGTCAAATGGCCGCTTTTGGTCTGACCGCAGACTACTTCCGGACTAACCGTCCATCAGGTGAAGAAGCCTGCAGGAAGCTTGTTGGTCGCACCGTGAAGATCAAGGTGACTGAGGGCGAGTACAACGGCAAGCCAAAGAACGACGTTAAGAACGTTGCTCCTGTTGCAGGCTCGGCAGCTCCGGCTCCGACTGCATCGGCTCCTGCCCCTGCTCCCGCACCAGCACCTGCCCCCGCTCCGGCACCTGCACCAAGCCCGAGCGACGAAGAGAGCCTTGCTAGCAAGCCCTCTTTCTAGTCCGATAGAGCAGGGGCCACATGCACCCCGAACCCGCAAAAGTGGCCCCTGCTTTATCTCTCATAAAAGAATTGGACAATGACACTTTTAATCACAGGTACTTCGTCTAGAGCGTGCTCTAAGAAGCGCGAAGGAACACTTGCTAGTTTGATTAGCTGGGCTATGGCTAACTCGGACGAGAACGTAACGCATGTATTTCCTCACGCGGTTGACGAGATCACTCAGCCAGTTTTGATTGGCTTGTCATCTCCGACTGCTCCAGTTTCGAATTACACCTACCACGGATTTGCAACTCTCTCGGACGCTTATGACCAAGGGATGTTGGCTGGAGTCTTCATTGACCAGCCAGACCCAAACTCTGTGGCTAACGGATGCAGAACTGCACTCAGTGATTACGCGCGTCTGTCGTCTGACTTCTACTCCAAGCGACCGGGCCACGGGCAGTATCTTGAAGATGACGACTTTCGAAAGAAAGTACACCGTGGAATGTCACTGTACTTGAACGAGCAACTGAACTTGATTGTTCCGGCTTACCCTTGGGCAAACGAGAAGAAGATTAAGAAGCTTGTTCCAGAGCAGCACCGACTTCGCTTAGTTGATCCATCAGGAGCTTTTGACTCTCTTATGTCAATAATTTCTTTGTCCTACCCAAGAAGTTCTGTTGACGCTTCCAAGGTTTGGGCAAGGGAGACTTCATTCTCAGGAAGAAAGCTCAAAAGCTCGGATCAAACTTTTCCTGTTATCACTACTAAGTGGTCTGGAAAGCAACAAGACTTTGAGACTTACCGAGCCTCTTGGGGAGTGGTGGAGACGGACCCATCAGCCCCAGGTTGGTGGACCCCGACTGCTATTGCTTCACTAACATTTGGATCATTGTTCATTGGTGGAAAGCACACTGCGGAAAGATTTATGTCGCCGTGGTTTGACCAAGCCGAATCAATGACACCGGACGAAAGATCACTGCACGTTTCTAGACAATTAAGCCTACTAAGGAGATCAACATGGTCAATGGAAGACCTTCTAAGCCCAATTCATGGATTGATTCGTTCGACACGACCATTGGAGAAGTTGGATACTCCGCTAGCCTGATCTCCGACATTGCTAAAGACTTTGCCTTGACTTGCCTTTTGTGGGAAATTCCTACAGAAGACATACCTAAAGTCTTTGGTCTGCTGTACTACGCGTCCTCTGGAGAGCCTATCCCAGAAAATCTATGGGACGACTCCTACAAGGAAGCAAAGAAGGCCGAAGCAAGGCAGTGGGCACCTTGGCGATCTGGTCTTTTTGGACTAGGATCAACCTGTCGTGTTGCTGGTAGCACAGAAGAAGGTAAGTGCGTAGGCATCCGATCTGGACGAGTTGCAGTAGATTTTGGTTCTACTACGATTGTTTTGAATCCTGCAGTTGTGGAAGGAAAAGTTGAATGAAGCTTTCTCCGTACGTTATAGCCTGCATTACTTTGTTCTTTGCAGGATCAATCCTTGCTTTGTTTGGTGAGTTTAAGGTTGGGGTTGTAGTCCTCGTCGGTTCTTTGATTGCTGCCGTAGCCTCAATTCGAGATGATTTGCTATGAGCACCAAGTGGGTAGTCGAAGACTTCGGCAACATCCACATTGAACACACGCAGTTTGGAAATCCTCAGCAAGTCTTAGTTGATCTATCAAAGCACCTTGAGCGAGCGATTGCTTACGGAATTGATATTGAAGAGACGTTCGTAGACTCTTTCCCAATGACTGATGGAACAAAGCGAAGTTGTGTTAAGTGGGTAGGTAAAGTCCCCCTGCGCCATGTCGCCGATGCCAGAGAGTTTCTGATGAACATAACTCTGAAGAATGTTCACTTGTGAGATGGACAGAAGTTAGCGACGAGTACGACAAGTTAAAGCTTGGAACTCCTGGCTTTGTTGATCCAGGTAACGACGACGTGATGTACACGCTTGCCATAGCAGTAGTGCAAGCAGGAGCAGTAGACACAATGCGATCCGCAAGAGAATGGGCCGAGTCTGCTGTGTTCTCCACTGATGTATCAGAAGATGGAACGATGTGGACATACGCCGAAGATGCAGATTTGACAGAGTAGTACATAATCTAGTATGCTCTGGGAATCAAATCAAAAATTATTAGGAGAAAAATGACTACAGAAAATATCTACATCGCTGGTCTAGGTCAACTTACCTTTGAAGAGTGGGCTGAACTTGAGCCTGCGACACCTCTGTCTGTAATCCCTATTGAAGGTCGCCCAGCCTTCTACGTTGGAGAGACACCGCACTCAGAGGATACGTACCTTGATCCGTCTGCTGGATCAAGATTTTCAAAGATTTACACAAAAGACAGCATTGATGTCCGCATTAATCTTTACGGTTTCTCTAGCCCCTCTGCTCCTGGAGTCTTTGAGTACCGCTACTTGATCAACGACGCTGGTCTGACTAACGAAGATGCACAGCGACTCCTGAACTTTCTCCCTGATGCTTATGAAGCATGGGCAATTAACGGATACCGAGTTGCAGTCAACTGCCAAGCAGGGTTGAACCGCTCCTCTTTGTTTGCAGCGATGATGCTGATCACCGATGGGTTCTCTCCAGAGCGAGCAATCCAACTTATCAGGGACAACAGATCCTCACTTTGCTTAGTCAACCAAGACTTTGTAGACTTCCTTACGAGCAATGAAAAGGTTATCCGACAGGCAGGACTAGGAGAATAGTGACATACGAACACAAAGGAACCTTCACAAGGAGCTTCTATACAAAAGCACCCGGCCATTTCATTGAGTTTACTGATATGGCCAAGGGAGGAATCAGGGCTGAGTGTTCCTGTGGAATCTGGTCTGATTTCACTGATTTTGACAGTGCAACCAAGTATGCTAAGCGACACATCCACATAGTCAAAAGAGCAATAAAGCAGTTAGATCCAGCAACCAAACTAAGAATTCAAACCAGCAAAAAGTTTCGTCCACTATCACTGTCAGATGAGGAGTAATATAGTGTATGTGAGTAACACTGAGTTTGATTCAGATGCTGACTTTACTATGCCTCCAGCAAAAGTTGACAAAGAAGAAACCATAGCTAAAATCATTCCCTTATTCAGGGAGCAAGATAAGACTCCGGTAGCCCCGGAGTTTGAACGGAGAAGCAATGGCAAGACGGAAAAGACTTAAATTATCACCTCCTAAAGAAGGTGTAACCGTAAGCGATTCGGCAACCATTAATAAGCGTCAAGTTGTTCGCGGAACTGAACTAACAATCAGAGATATAAAAGGAAGATTTAAGTTTCTATATCACACAAAGACCGAACTTCCTGATGGATCTTTCTCCGAGCATATTGATGTAATCGGAGGATACCGAGGGGTAGTTTTACACCGGACATTCCGACCAGAGCAAGTCAAGACTGTCCACCGGAACAAAAAGATGCGACTGCATCCTGCATCATGGAGAGGCGACAACGCCTTGCCAAAGACCTGATCTATAGAGTACGATCCACCTATTATCAAAAATATAAACACATAACGAGGAGCCATGACAACA